GAAAAGGTTCACGAAGTTCATCGTATTTCCTGTTAGGCAAATACGCAAATAACTTTTGCACTGCTCTAGACTTACCACCAGGATAACGAAGAGGGGTTTTATAAGCTTTCATTTGAATTTACACTCCACCATAATTTCTGTCAATGCTGCTAGAAGATTGATCTCTTGATCTGCTACGAACGCAATTTGATATTGATACTTAGCAATAATGAGCACAGCAGCAGCAATGCTAGGACCGTCCAAGGATGTAACAAGAGCATCGTAAACACGACGAAGAAGTACACTAGAATCGTTGTCCAAATTAGAAACGACCCACTTCCTAACCGCCTGAAAATCTTTGTTCTTGAGTTTTTGAATAAGATCATTTACTTTTATATCTCCAAATTCAGCAAGAATAGCTGAATCTATTTTACCACCAACAGAATATCTTTGGCACTCATTTAATACACGACGCCAATCAGGGAAGTGTTTATTGATAAGTTCTAGAAGGACCTTGTTATCATATTCAACACCCTCTGCACCCAAGATTTCTTGGAGACGCTTGAAGAACTCTGCTGCGATTGCTGGTTTTTTACTTCCGGTGATTCCAAACTCAATGACTGCACATCTGGAGTGGAGTGGTTCGATGAGTTTGTTTTTGTAGTTGCAGGTGAAGATGAATCTGCAATTGTTATAAAATGCCTCAATGTTTGCCCTAAGGAGGAGCTGTACATCATGGGTTGTGTTGTCAGCTTCGTCAATGATGATGACTTTGTGGTTAGCATCTGATGAAAGCGAAACGGTCGAAGCAAAGTTCTTTGCTTGATTCCGCACCGTGTCAAGAAATCTTCCTTCATCTGATCCATTTATAATTATATAGTCGCAGTTAAGTTGCTCACACATGGCACGAGCAATGGTAGTTTTACCACAACCTGCAGGACCAGCAAGGAGCATGTTAGGGATCTCACCCTGCTTCAAAAATTCTTTAAATGTATTCTTAGTAGACTCTGGAAGAATACATTCATCAATAGTTTTGGGACGATACTTTTCGACCCAAAGGAACTCATTACGCATAGATGCCATCATAATCAATAATAAATTTGTCCTTTAAGTGCCAGTGAATGTCATCATGCACTTGTTGCATTGCGTTGTGTTTGATTGCCCAGTAATCATCATCATCGTCGATGAGGACATTGACTTGGGTTTTCACATCAACTCTAATTGCTTTCATCACACCCACTCAGGTTTACGATCTGGAATACGAAGGTAATTATCACATACCCAAGGCTTAGAAGCAATATACATCTTATAAGCAGTTATAGTATCGATACTGTCATCAAATTTATACTCCTCAGGCATTGCACGAACGAAAGGAGTATGGTCATCATAACTCACTGTTGGGATAATTGCATCAGCAGCGAGAAGAGTCTTGTAGCAGGTATGATTTTTTCCATACCGATTATAATACTCGTCACATAATGCTATACCATGAGCGAGCAACCATCTAGTGTTTGCTACAGTCTCGTTTGCCCAGATAGTGCAAGGGTGATTACGGAACGCTCCCTTGTCCGTAGCATAGGGGTTACCGTCTTTCTTAGGCAATGTACCATAACCATGTCCCCACTTGTCTGAGGCGACTATAGAGAGCATCTGGCAGGTCTCCAGGGGCATCTTGACGATGTGCTTGTCTGGTAGGACAGCAGCAGATTTCCATGGAGACTCATCAGTGACAAAGATATTCATTCAAATACTGCCGTTACACCCATAATAGTTGCTGAAGGGTTTCTTGCCAATGCAATTTTCCTAGCATCTTGATAATCTGTAGCAATCACAACTTCTTCAAAGACTGTGCCTGCTTTGTATAGTTGCACTTTGCACTTCATTTATCAACCTTCATAAGTTGAATCTGGCTCGAGTGCGATGTAGTAATCAAGATTATAATCACCACTAGAGTTGGTAAATTTAGAAAGAAGTTTCTTAGAGATTACAACATCATAAGATCCGTCAATCAGTTTCAGGTTCTCAATTTTAAAGTTGAAATCAAATGTCTTATCAGTCTTACCAACAATCAAAGCATACTCATTGGAGTTACTATTCTTCTTATCACGAACAGTGAGCGTGATATTTGCACCGTCACCAACAGCAGCAAGATCGGGCAACTGATACACTGATGCGGCTTTCAGTATGTTTGATAGTTGTGATGACTCCAATTGAAATTGAACATCAATACTAGGAAGTTTGATTTCTTTTTCTGGAGGAGCGATAATAACATCAGGATCAGCAAAAGCAAACTTAACTTTTGTACTCTTACCTTCACGGAGGATCATGTAGGCATCATGCTTCAGATCAATGTCTGGATCCCTCATGAGGTCCACACCATTCAAGAATTGAGGAAGATCATAGATGCCAAAGTCTTTCTCAAAGTCCTCACCAACCTCTGCCTCAGCAAGGATATTCTTCATTACCGAAATGGTACGAAGTTTGGAACCTTTCTTTACCAGAATTGACTGGTTGATAGAAGAAAAGTTTTCCAATAAATTAATAGTTTCTTTAGAAAGTTTCATATCCACGCTCGATAGTCTCCTGGTCTAAGCCATAAAAGTGATAGAGAAGAACAGCATAATGGATGATCTTCTTGATGTCCATTCTAGCAGATCCCTTCTTGTTGTAACGGGATGCATACTTAAGAATGTTGCCACGACAAAACGCAGCACCGTCTCCACAGGATTCAATCAGATCAAGTGTCTGAATGCCGTTGGAAGCATTGTAATGAGCACGATATGTGCCGGAAATATATTCTTTTACCTCTTCAAGAATTTTGTCTTCGTTATACTTATAAACATTCTTATACGGTTTGGGTTTTTCAACCTCATCGTTTTGCCTAGGCCAAACAAATCCATCCGCAGTCAATTCATAATCATTTGACTTCTGTTCCGTTTTTTCTGGAGTGTATTCAAACCCACCATTTTGCTTTACCCATTCAAGTTCGTCTTCAGGACCGTACATTTCGTCATATAAAAGAGACCATGAATTCATTGTAGCACTTCCTCAGTTGAATTGCAAGTCAAATATATTAAAACTCATCGAGATTCTAGTCACATCACTTTTGAATGGATAGACGCAATGAGCAAGATCACCAGGAAACATGTATAGATCTCCTGTTTTCGGTGTTACCTTAGCATATCCAGGGCTAAAGAATGATTTGGCATGGATAAACTCCAGCATACCAGCAGAAAATGTATTAGTTTTATCAACCCACTGTTCCCGCTCTTTATCAATCTCCTCAGGAACATCAATAAATGCCACCACACTCAGAGTACCGTCATGAACATGCAGAGGATTAAACTCATGCTGTTTCATATAATTAATCCAAGGACCAGGACCTAGATGATAACTGAACTCTCCACTGCCCTTTTTAACCTGGGTACAGAATTGTATGATGTGGTGTTCAACAAAACTGTTGAACGCAGGTTTGTCGTCTACAACTGCCTCATTTTGAATTTGAATATTGCCAGCAAGACCATAACCGACAGATTCACTATCTACAGATTTACTAGCAATATCCTTGAGCATTGAAAGATGTTCCTCCAATATAGCAGTGTGATATATCGGAGGACCAAAAAAATTAAGAATTGTCATCGGAGTTGTTAATAGTAAAATCTACATCAGCATCAACTTTATCATAGAGATCAAGGAATGCAATCTTAGTCTCATCATCGAAACGATTCAAACAAACCTCAATGGCTTTCTGCTTATCATTCCAGATAGAGTAAGCACGAGCAATGTGAACAAGACGGCGGGTAGAAATAATCTCATCAACTCCACCATCATAAAAAGTCTTACGAATAATATCTGCCCAGTCTACAAGACGCTTACAGAACTCAATCTCATTACAGTATGACTCAAGAATTTTTTGCTCAAGTTTAGGAGTTGGATATGCCTGCTCAAAGGTTACAGGGAACCTCTCAAGGAAAGCTTCATTGAGAACATTGGTTCCAATAAACCGACCATCTTCAGAACCCTTACCCTTAGTATTAGCAGTGGCAATGACATTGAATCCGTCTGTGGGTGTTACATACTTACCAATCTTCTTCAAGAACACACCCTTGCCTTCAAGGATGGATTGGAGACAGAGGATTTTATTGCTAGCAAGGTCAACTTCATCGAGTAACAGGATTGCTCCCCTTTCAAGTGCTTCCACGACAGGTCCGTTATGCCAAACAGTTGACCCATCAACAAGACGGAAGCCACCAATAAGATCGTCTTCATCAGTTTCAATAGTAATGTTTACACGAATCAATTCACGACCAACTTGAGCACATGCTTGCTCAACAGATACGGTTTTACCATTACCTGACAACCCGGTAATGAAGCAAGGATAAAAAATACTAGACTTAATAATCTTTTTAATATCAGAGAAGTTACCAAAGGGAATATAGTTAGAATCTCTAGATGGAATCAAATTATTATTGACTGCTGGTACAGCAGAAGGAGAAACATATGTCTCTTCTAGTTTTTCTTGCAATGTTAGTTCCCATTTCCCACGAGCAGTCTTGTATTCACCAAGTTTGTTAGCAACGGTTTGATAATTTGCGCCATTCATCTGACACCATGCACGAATATCTGCTGAAAGAATAGACTCCCCATATAAGGACTGTAGTGAAGAGCGGATAAATTCTGTTGAGAGAGCCATGTCGTTTGTTTGGTATGTACCTATTATAGAGCAGAGTGAGGCAGAGTCAGGGTAGAGTGTTCACTTTTCAAACCGACCATACTTAAATTTCATTGCAGCTAGCATCCATGCATCTGTTAGTTTCTTAGGACCCTCTAAAAGAACCTTACGGACCTTAGGGTCAGTTTCACTTTGAAGTGCGATTTCTTTCCAGTTCATGCCACCATAGAAATAAATTCATTCAAGACCCTCTTGTTCATTTTCTTACTAGATAACGACTTCCTGAAAGCATTTTTAATTTGAGATTTTGATGCATCTTCTTTTACTTCAAACAATGTTTCATTAGAAAGTATTGATCCACCAAGAACAAAGTAAGAATCATATCCACAATTTTTTAATGAGAATGATTTAGTCTTCCTCCAAGATACTCTTGCATCTGCTGCTTCATCATAACTATTAGTATACTGATTAATCATGTTAGAGGACCCAGTTCCAGATGCGATAATACGAAATCCAAGAATGTTAATATCAGGATAGGTTTCTTTAAGATCATCCAACATACATTTTGTGAATGTATTGTAAATATATGATAGACGCCTAACAGTTCCGGTCTTCAAATTACGGAGAAAGGTGTTATCGCTAATCCTACGATGACGAATAGATTCTTCATGCTCCCAGTTACGGCGCAATACTACTGTACGGGAAGGGATTGGAGCTTCTCCATCAGTAAGAATAACACAATTTAATTTTTCAACACCGTATCTTTTCTTGAAGTCAGGGATAATCTCATGAAGGGTGATAATAGCTTCGTTTAATGGTGTGCCAGAGAGGTACATACGAGGAGGAGTAACACCAGAGTGATCGGTAAACGAAGATGCAATCTTCCAAATGTTTCTCATCTGAATATCTGCAGTAGAGTTATTTACCTTACTAGTCAAAATGTTGAGCATTGAGAACTCATCATTTATCCAAATAGTTCCTTCTTTCTTTTCAAGAGAAGAAAATCTACCAGCCTTATAGTTCCACTCTTGAGTAAAAGCATATACATCGTATGGAATACCAACTTTACGGCAGAACCAAATCAAGCTGTACAACTGTTTAATAGTAGAGAGAAGCACATCTGCCATAGATCCAGACCAATCTAAGACAAAGATAAGTCCATGATTTTTTCCATCAGGAATTACAGTTACTTTTTTGAAAAGATCATCATTATACTTATATGAATGCAGTTTAGTGCAATCAAGTACACCAGTACGACTAGTAGTTGCACGAGCATAAGATGATGCAGATTTTTTACACTCAAATTCCTTTACAAGATAGTTAACTTCCTTTGCAGATTCTCTCTTAAATTTATTAAAATCAATATCTTGAACTTGCATTCTGGATTCTGCATGATGTTTATACCAAGAATGAACATTTTCTTCCATTGCCTCTTGAGCCCATTCTGACCAACAGTTCTGAATATACTCATGGATTTCTTTGGCAGACACAACACTATGCTTGATATTAATTTCAGGTATTGTTACATAATTGAATTCTTCCTCAGTCATCTTGGCAAGACTTTTCAACTTCTCTTTTAGAGAGTCCGCTGTTTTAGATTCCGTTTCATCAGTAGCAGTTTCTGCACCATCAGAATCTTCATCTTCTCCCTTTTCAGCAACATTATCAGTGTCTTGCTCACTATCTTGCTCGGTGCTGTCTTCAGATTCCCCTTCCTGAGAAGTAGGAGGTGCTGGTTCTGTTGATTGCTGCTCAGACTCTTGAGTAATTCCAGATTGTTGATTGTCTTCGGGAATATTAGTAACACTTTCGTCATTCACAAGAGTATTAAGAATCTTAGCAGCCATCAAGGCATCATCAAAAGTCTCAGCGTTTGTTGTTGCATTAACAACTACCATCTCTTCTTCAGAGAATTTTATATTGATATGGGTGCCAAGTTTAAAATGTAAATTAATTCTATCTGCAAGAGAAAACTTATCTAAATCTGCATCTTCAATATCAAAGAAGTCACTATCGTTTAGATCACTATATCCACGGTAAAATGTTTTGGATAGACCGGCATACTTACGCTTCATCAATTTCTCAATGCGAGCATCCTCAGTAATGTTAACAAATGTCTGAGGGACATCACACCACTCTGGTTCCAGAGACCAGTCTCTAGGGTCCGTGAACAAGGCATGTCCGACTTCGTGAGCAACTAGGAGGTCATATACATCCATCGACGATATCTGCCAATTGGGGAGGGTTAGGACCCGGCGAACAACATCAAACTGAGCCGTCTCAACAGTGCGATGCTCAACGATCAAATTTTCAGTAGCGAGTAGTTTAGCAACTTTACCTTTGATCTCTTGAAGCATGGTTCTGTCTCTCGTATGTACCTATTATAAAACCCCTGACAGTAGTCAGAGGTCTTTAGTGGACAGTTTGTAATGTGTCTACCTACCCATCATACAAGCAACACTAACTCTCCAGAAGGGAGTATCTACTTTGATAGGAAGAGCGTCATGAAGTTCGTTTGATCTGAAGACAACAAAATCTCCAGGTTCAAAGGTATAAGTACGATCCTCTATTTGCAGTTCACCTCCCCATGAAGGATCCCATTGAGGAGTAAGAAATCCAACAACGCTCCAAATATATTTACCTTTAGCATCACCGTCTGTATGGAAGACAGAAATATTTCCTTTTCTTTGTGCGTTGAATCCAATCGCACCTAGTCCACCGACTGGTAAAGTAAACCCATACTCTTCTTGTACTCTATCACGAAGGACACTCATCAAACAAATAAAGTATCCAGATAAGAAAGGACTGTGCATACCATTAGCATCCATAGCCATTGTTCTTGGATAATGCGTAAGTGGATCATCAACACCGCCATAAGCGCCACCAATTTTCCAAGTCGCTTCTCCCATCAAGTGCCCATATATTTGTTCAACATCGGGTTTAGATAAAAGGTTTTTTACAATATACATTATCCTTCCACCGATGACTTTTCTTCCATATATGAAAATCCAGCTTTCTTAGAAAACTCAATTACATTATTAAACTTATCAAGCATATCGCTCTTATGAGAAATCACAAAAGTATTTGCATCTTTAATAACAAATCTAATGATCTTGCTAAACTCATCTGTACCAACAGTATCAAGAGAACTGTCGAACACTTCATCTAAAATTAAAAGATTAGTATTAGCAGAGTTTTTAAATCTAGCAACTTCTCTCCAAGCAAAAAGAAGTGCTAGATCAATTCTCATTTTCTCCCCCTCAGAAAATGAAGAGTAAGTAAACTTGTCGTGGATAGGGCTCTGAATAGTTTCTACAAATTCTTCATCCAGATTAAAATTGATATAGAAATCCATCATCTGGAGATAACGATTAACTTGCTTATTAATAAGGGGAAGATACTTTTTGATTATCTTGGACTTTACTCCACCATCTTTAAGAAGAGAGTATGCAAAATCGTTGTACCTGACTTCCTCGCTTTTTTCAGCAAGCTTTCCGAATACTACTTGTAGAGAATCTTTGAACCCGTCTAACTTCTCATGTTCAGAATTTCTGTTTTGCAACTGACTGGTAAGAGTTTGAATTTCCGATTGTAAATCTCTGACCTGTCTCTGATATCCAGCAATTCTAACATTGTTTTGAGAAATGTCATGTGTAAGTTCAATAATCTCCGTTGAGAGTTTTTTAAAGTGACGCTCTTTATCTTCTTCTAATTGTATCGACTCCTCCAGTTTAAGAAAACCTTCTTGGAGTTCCTTTGCTTTATATTGAGCGTCACTAATTTTATTTAGTCTAAGATCTTCTTGAATAGGTTGTGTGCATGTAGGGCATACCGTATTCTCAGTAAAGAACTTATGCTCCTTCGTAATCGTTGATACCTTCTGAGAAATCTTACCCTTAAGACTACCAAGTTTACGAAGTTGTTGTGTAGAATTTGCTACATCTTTGAGAGATTCATTGAGCAATTCAATATTTTTAGAGATGTCTTCATTCCGAAGATTAAGAATACCAGAGTCAAAAGATAACTTTTCAATTTTAAGGATATCTGCATCTATTCTATTTTTATGACGGTCTTCTAAATCACCAATAAAGCATGATTGCATTTCAATTTTATCTTTGATATTACTTTTCTTCAAAGTAAGACTCTTAATCATCTCCTTAGACTGCCTAATATCCTCCTTCAAGAAGTTATTCATAGCAGAGAAGATACGAATATCTAAAAGGTCTTCAATAACTTCTCTACGATGTGCCTGAGTCAATTGCATGAAGGGCACAAAGTTACTACTACCCAAGATAACAATTTGAGTAAAAGATTTATAGTTTAATTTAAGAATTTGATCTTCTACAATCTTCTGATTAGTTCTATCATCAGCTTCTTTATTTTTCATCTCACCATCGACTAAGATATCAAACACATTTGGTTTGATACCACGACGGATTAGATATTTTTTAGGTCCAACAGAAAACTCAACCTCTACCAAGCAACCTTTATCATTAGAAGTGTTAACAAGTTGAGGTTTATTTATTTTACGATATGGTTTATTGAACAGAGCAAAACACAATGCATCAAGCATCGTAGATTTGCCAGCACCATTAGTACCTACGATTAATGTTGTGGAAACTTTATTAAGACATATCTCTGTCCATTGATCACCGGTAGATAGAAAATTTTTCCATCTAATTTTTTCAAATGTTATCATCTTGTGTAGGTGGAATTACGATGTCTTCGGAAGTGATTACTGAATACTTATAATTATACACCTCACACGCCTTTATTGCAAGGTCTTCTTCAATTTCAATTGTAGACATCTCAACCCCATGATCTTCTTCTAGCTGTAAAGCATATCTAATAGCATCGTCTTCTTCTTCAAAGATAAAGAGAACTTTATTACCACGCCGATCCTTTACAGCGTAGGCACCTTCTTCTTTTTTATCTTTTTCCGTTAACAAGAACATTACTCAACTTCACAAGCCTTTGAATATAACGAACCAAATAAAGTTTTGATTCTAGATTTATCAATATCAGTTTCAGTTTCTTCAATGTATCTATTCAATATAGACATAGTGTTTTCTTCTTCACTAATTTCTAAATCTTCTCCATGCAACCAACCTTGATTATAGTCAAAGTTTTCAATAACTTTTAACTCTTCTACACCAACAGTATAAAGTTTATCAATAAATTTTTCAAAGTCTTTTGGTTTTGTTTTTTTACGAACTATAACTTTAACAATTTTACCAGCATATTCAGAGGCATTGAACATCTGATGGGGAGTATCCTCATAATAGATGTTATAAAACATCTTATTTGGATTATCAATATTAGTTAGATCGTATGTCTCAGTATCAAAGAGATGGAAGCCTCTAGGGTCATTAACATCGTTCCAATACAGTTCATAAGGATTTCCCAAATAAAAGATTTGACCGTCGTTACTGCGTGTATGATAATGTCCACTAAACACCCTATCAAATTTTCTCAGATACTCTGCTTCGTCTCCACGATCTTGCATGAATCCACGATAAGCAGCAAACCCATTAAGTTCTAAATGACCAACGGCAAGTTTTGCATCACTATTATTAATTAACTCTATAGTATCCTTTTCATTCTCAGCATTGATCCAAGAGATAAAAGCAAACTTAGTACCGCCGATTAAATGTTCAGCATAATCAGTGATAGGGATGATATTATCGTACTCTCGTAATAGTAAATCAATTGTATTGATTGAGTTATTGTTTTTGTAATACGCTGTGTGATTCCCAACAACAGTATATACAGTAATCCCCATATCACGGAGACGATCGTAGTAATTTTCTTTAGCCCATTTAAGAGACCAGAAGTCAATGCTCCTACGATTGTCGAAAGTATCCCCCATATCGATAAGAGTTGTGATACCTTCAGCAAGAAGAGTAGGAAAAAAAGTTTCATTATAAAATTTTAAAAAATAATCATGAAACAACTTACTACCCTTACGAGCACCGAAGTGCTGATCAGTAATAATGCCAATTTTCATTTTGAATGATGTGGTTTGTGTTCTCTATCCATAGGTAAGGATGAAATTACTGGAGATTTAGTTTTGTTCTTAAGGACAATAAATTTATCTGCAGCAAATGTACCAGCTATTTCAACTCTAACTTCATCACCATCTTCCCATACTGGATCACCATTTTTTTTACGCATGTCCATAGCACATGCTATTTCATCAATTAGATCTTGAGTCAATTTCATTTTAATTATCTAGATGTTCTATACTGGATGTTATCTTTAATAGTATTATAGTCGCTTGTGGATCCATTTGCACCCTCTTCAATGACCATAACTTGATCATATCCAGTTCTTTCAATAATTTTTGTTTTAATCTCTAATTGTTTTTTCTCTTTTTGAATTCTGCGAAGAAATGCATAGTAAATAATCTGAGTAAAATACGCAAATGGATTAGTAGATTTTTCTGGATTAAAGTTATGAATGTATTGTACACAATTCTCAATTCCATCGCCAATCATATCCTCTCGGAACATGTAGTTGACAAAGTTTGGTTTATAAGAAAGATGTGTTGCGATCTTAAGAAAACAATCTCCTAAGTAATTACTAATAGCTGGAGGTTTAGTTCCATTCTCTTTAGCAAGTTTTGCTGCAATACGATATTCAACCATCGCATCTAACAATTCTTTATTATTTACATAATGTTCAGATCTTTTTTTAGGCATATCTATGCTAAGTTCGTGTTTATATTATAGCACAGCTTGACAATCTATGCTTTTGTCTGTAGAATAACTTTGTCGAAGTTCAGAAGCACTGTATCTAAGCTTCTTAGCTTAAGCATGAGTTGCAATACCAGCTCTAGGGTCTGCTTCTAATTTAAATAGATCCTCTAGATTTTTACGAGCAGACTTAACATTTCCTAGATATCCCATTTTTTCTGATGGTTTAACTTTACCAGTTGATCTTGTATTGATACCCATCCGATCTTCAGCAGCGTCAATAATATAATTTGTATAGTATTCGACCATTTCATGATCGCATTCTACTTCTGTCATTGTAATAATTTGTGTCTTATCAATAAAATAAAACTGATCATTTGGAACATGCATCCAAGGTTCTATTCTTACAAAAGAACCTCTTGGTCCATGTACAGTTTCAATACAGACAGGATCTTGAACTATTAATGTATCATTTTCTGAAGAAGTTATAGCGAAGAGTTCTTCGCCAGATACTAATTTGATACTTGCGTAAAAGTCATCGTTCATTCTTTTCTCTTAGATTAATGGTTACCATGTCATAAGTAAATTTTTCTTCCTTATAAATTTTAATTCTCTCAATGAGATGGTTTAATGTGTAATTTCGTTTTGAACGAAAGGTACAATCATCAGCAATGTCGTACAGAGTCGCACTAAATTTGTTAGTACCTTTTCTCAGTACTCTACCAATTGATTGTAAATTCCTAATTCTTGATTTTGAAGGAGAAGCAAAGATAACATTATGTAAGTTTTTAATGTTAATTCCAGTAGAGAAAGTTCCGTATGAAGCAACAATAATAGAGTTGGTTTCATTCTCGATGATTGAACGGGCTAGTTCTCTATCCTCAACATCTACTCCACCATGAATAAAGAAGACTTTTCGATCTTCTCCTATGTTTTTATTTATCATATCAAAAAGAACCCTCCCATGATCTTCAACTCTTGCAAAAAGAACTAGAGTATTTCCTTTAAGATCTATACTTAAATTTTTTATAAAATTATTCCTTTTCTCATGAGAAATTAAATAATTAATTTCATCTAGATAAGAATCAAATACTCTCTCATCATGTTTTAACAAAAGAATCTTAGCATTTAGTTTTGCCAGATACCCTTTGGTCATTAGTTCCTCGGTACGAACTAACTTGTAAGATGGTCCAAACAATCCTTCTAGCACCCACTTGTGAGTTTGTGTTCCGTCTAGAGTTCCAGTAAAACCAAAACGATATTTTGCTTGATGTAACTTAGTCATGATGCTGGTAAGAGACTTTGCTTTGAACAAATGTGCCTCATCACCAATTACTACATTGAAACGCTCAAAATAACTCTTCTCTAGTTTATAGATAGATTGCCATGTAGTAATGATAACGGGTGCTTTAGCTTCTCGTTCTTTACCTGCATATATTTTGTGACAATATGAAGAAGCATCCCATCCATATTCCTCAAAGTCCTTATGCATCTGCTCTACCAGAGATGTCGTTGGAACAACTAGGAGGATATTTTGTTTGCGCTCTGTATAGTACCTCACGATTGAGTAAATCATCAAAGATTTGCCGGAGGCTGTTGGGCTTATCACTAACCTTCTATTGTGTCTTAGAGCATCGTATACTCCCTCTACTTGATAGTCACGAGGTTGACGATTGCAAATAGACAACATATAATCTTTTATTCCCTCCTTAGATATAAATTCATTTTCTTCATAAGGAGTTCCATAAAATTTATTGTTTGTAAATTCAAATTCATATCCTTGCCTTTTACAGAAAGATACTAACTTATCTAATAACCCAGCATATAGTTCTCTTGTATGCGTAGAAAATAAACGAATCTTTCCATCCCAGTACCTTCTACGGTACTGATTCATATACTTAGCACCCTCTATATCAAAAGAGAAGTGGTCAGACAACTCCTGATATACATGAGGCTCAGATTCAATTTTTAAAAAAACTTCGTTTTTCTTGGATACTATAAGTTTGGTCATGCTCACCCTGCACGGAAATTATGCCAATCGATAATATTTTTAATTAGATATCCTCTATTACTTACCTGCTTAATAATATCTTCCAGGTATGTCAACATGACATCATAGTATTTAATTTTTAAAGTTGCTGACTGCACTTTCTCATCAGCCAACATATATCTTTGTACAGCATCCTTTTCCCTAACTTTATATGGGAAGGGATCCTTTGCATAAACTTCAGGGTCTGCTTTACCTGTGTAATACAGATGCCTATCTAATTTAATTTTATTTTCTAATGTTGTTGATCTTTCCCTGAGCAACTTAATGTTGTTGTAGATGTCAAAATACTTGGCATGTAAAGATGGAATCTTTGCTGCCTCATCATGTAAATTATCTTGATCAATCTGTGTGTCTTTGACCCACATACTTTGTATAGTTTCAAGATCCATAAGTTAGTTTGCAACTTCAATCGTATAGAACAGATACTTAAATGTCACTGTTGCTGTAAAGTATGTATAATCAGTATCTGTGGCAGTAAAATCTAAAGAACTTAGTGAGACTGGGAATAAATCTCTAAATTTTATTCTTGCACTTACATTAAAATTACTGTTTAGGATCGCAAGAGTTCCATCACTAAATTGTTCTTTAACATCTTTAGATCCATCTGCAGCAGTAATAAGTTGTTGAAACTCATTAACACTTTCTGGATACCCAAGACCATAGATCCAGTTATGAATCTCTAGATAATTTTCTAAATCCTCATCTACAATAAACTGCAGAGTGAGATCTTCAAATTGAATATTATCACCAGGAAGATCAATAGCCTTCAGGTAGTTTCCAACCTTTATATTCCCTAATTGGATACCAGGAATCTTTGTACTATTAGAAAAGAAATCTACTTTGGGAGTTTTTACAATATTGAATTTAAATCCTGTAGGCGACAAATAATTCTTGTTTGTTATCTGCTTGCTAAGGAATGTCATTTTTATTTTTATTTAGACAAAAAAAGAGACCCTTTCGGGTCTCTCACTTCCTTCACACGGAAATTATATTATATCACATAAGGACTTCCTTACAAATTCTTTTGCATTCTGGAGCACTTAGTGAACTGCATTCAATTAGACACTCATAATAATCATTTAATCTTTCTTGTTCCTCTACGGCGAAATCGTCAACTGGGGTTTCTGTAATTTTCCATTCGTTAAGTTGAGCCATTGATAGTAGATTGTGCATTTAAATCACCTTGGTTATTGAATATAATATAGAGATCTCAGATCATAGTAGTAGTTAATTCTGTTTCTATTTAGTCAGCGTATGCTAACTTAATGAAGTAAATTAAATGTATACAAAAAAAAGAC